ATTCTGTTTAGAAGGACGTAGTTGGCGTAAAGACTATTATGAGCCTTATAAGCGTAATCGAAGTGACGCTCGTGCAGCACTGACTGAAAAACAACAGGATGAAGAAACTGTATTTTGGGAAGCATTTGATACTTTCAAAGAATTTGTTACAGAAAAAACTAACTGTACAGTATTACAACATCCACAACTAGAAGCGGATGATTTAATTGCTGGATGGATACAGAAACATCCAGATGTAGAACACGTGGTTATTTCTACTGACACAGACTTCCAGCAATTAGTTGCACCCAATGTTAAATTATATAATGGTGTACAAGAAATTACAACAACACACGAAGGCTTCTTTGATAAAAAAGGTCTTCCTGTAATTGACAAGAAAACAAAAGAGGCTAAACCTGCTCCAGACCCACAATGGTTATTGTTCGAGAAATGCATGAGAGGTGATACATCAGACAATGTGTTTTCAGCATATCCAGGTGTGCGTAAGAAAGGTACAAAGAACAAAGTTGGATTGCAAGAAGCATATTCAGACAGGCAAACTAAAGGATTTAGTTGGAACAATCTAATGCTACAGCGTTGGGTTGATCACAATGGTGTTGAACATCGTGTTCTTGAGGATTACGAACGAAACAAGCAGTTGATTGATCTTACAGCACAACCAGATGATATTAGACAGATCATTAATGAAACAATCGATACTGCAACATCAGCAGATAAGAACATTAGTCAAGTAGGAATTAGATTAATGAAATTTTGTCACTTGTATGACTTGAAAAAGATTTCGGATCAAGCACAGGCATATGCCGAACCATTAAACGCTAGATACTTGGAGAAAACAGTATGACAATATTACAGGCTAAACCTATAATTGATAATAAATTTTGGATTGTTGAGGATTCAGGAGTTAAGATAGGAACACTCAGAAAGAACGAAGATAAATTTGTCTTCAGTAACGAAAACGGAATTAAAGTTTTTGATACTAAAAAGAGTATTACTGAACAATTTGGTAAGGATTTCTTTGTTGCTAAAATTATTAAAGAAGCAGATGATGCGCTGCCTAATGAAGTTCATGGATTCAAATCTAGTACAACTCCACATAATAGTATGTATGATATACAAAAGAAATTACCGTTATTTACAAAAAGTTTAGATAGCAAAAGTTTATACTGCGCAGGATATTATGTTATTAGATTTGAAAAGGGCTGGGTTAAGAGTTTCTGTCCTAAGTTAATTACTCTACAAAGATATGAGTATAAGGGTCCTTTTAAAACTGATATTGAAATGAAACAGGTATTATCACGTGTCAACAAATAATGTAAGATTAGTAACTGTCGAAAAGCTCATACAACGCATTGCTGTTGCTGAAAGATCACAACAGAAAGAAATTAGAATTAGCATTGATGAAGCAAGAGATCTAACTACAGAACTTGCCATGCTAACCGCTAATTTAAGTACCACAATCGCTGATATACACGCATTATTAAAACAAATCAATCAATCTGCTAACGAAGTTGACGTAAAATTCGACGGCGGTTCTTTTTAAAAAGGATAAATATATACGTAGTTAACTAGGAACAACGTATATATGAGCAGACCTAAACCAACAATAATTCTTGAACACACAAACAAAGAGAATTATAAAATAGAACAAATACTTGAGAGCGAAGCCATCTGGGCTGTATTTTATCAGGACAAGCCTTTCAATCTAAAAAGTGGTAGTGCTGTATCAAGTTATCCTGGTCCTAAATACAAGAAAGTTTCTTTCTCTAATCCAGGGCATGCAAGGAATCTTGCCAAGAAACTTAACAGACTTTTTAATACTAATGACTTTTCAGTTTACAGACTTACGAACGGAGAAAAAGAAAAGTGAAATGGATGTTAAAGACGACTACACAAGAATCTTCCTAAAAGCAGCAGAAGAATCTATCACCGAAGAAAAAGTTAAAAAACTTAAAATCGATTGGTGGTGGAATGTTAGATCTAAAAACGATGGCGGTCTTCGACTTACTGACTTCGCTATAAAATACATAGAACAAAAAGCACAGATCAAAACATATAAAATAAATTTTCCAAAAAATTTTTCCATTACTCCGCAGGTTTTATTATGGCTTGACAATTATATCGAATCGCCTTATTATATTACAAAGAGATCAATAACCGTTTTAAAGGAAAAATCAGCATTTGAACTGTATTTGTTCAGCGGTGATGTCCAAAAACTAGGTTATAATAAGGCATTATCCAAAAGATTAAACCAAGAATCCGTTGAATAAACATAGCAGTTAATAAATATTTGTATGATGATAGATTTAAATCCACTTGATGTTTTAAAAATTAGAGAACTGAATTCATTACCTCCACATTTTTCAAAGGTAAGAATATCTAGTAACGAAAACTATGATTTTAAAATTTTGGATTGGATTAAATCGAAACTCAATGGTAGATATTGTATTACAACTTATCCATCAATCGATGCTAGTAACAAATTCAAAACTGCTACATTTGCATGTTTTGAAGAACAGAAAGAGCTAACGTACTTTATGTTGGCTTGCCCATACTTAAGGAGAAACTAAAATGGCTGAAGAAGCAAACATTAATGAAGTAGCACAAGAGCAAACGCCGGTGGCTCCTGCTACACCAAAAGAACCGGCACCGCAACCTGTATCAGAAAATCAGGCAGGTCCTGAACTAAACATTAGCGATCTTAATACTGTTAAGAGTATTATTGATATTGCTACAACTAGGGGTGCGTTTAAGGCAAATGAACTAGAAGCAGTTGGAAAGACCTACAATAAACTTTCAACTTTTTTAGATCATGTGTCAAAACAAGCACAAGCAAATCAAGAACAACAAGGTGAAAAATAATGGCTAAAGAAACTAAACACGTAGGAAAAATTGTAAACACCGGTGAGAAAGTTGCCGTTGTGTTTAGAACCGTTCCTGGCGAATCTAACATGGCACTAGTACTGCCAACATCAACTCTTAAAGACGAAATGCATAATAGTTTGATGGAATTAATTGATTCACAACAAGGACAACAAGCAAACGAACTTGGTGAAATTATGTTCACTAGAAGTTTTCCAAACGGGTTGAACATGCTAACAGCAGTTCAATCACAGGGACGCTTAAAGAAAGTTGCTACTGATACGGTGATTATGACACCAACACCTGTGAATGAAATTAAACTTTCAGAACTTAATGTTTTAATTGCAGAACAGAGAAATGTATCTGTTGATGATTTATACACATTTGTAAGCGGTGCTCCTAAAGCAGGAGAAAAGGCAACAGAAGTTCCAGCACCAGCAGCAAACATGGCAGCAATGGATGAAGCAATCCCAACTAACGACGGTGTGCTTTCAGATGAGGATCTAGCAAGATCATATAGAAGTCAGGCTGATCGTTTAAGTAAGGAAGCAGCACAACTAAGACGTCAAGCAGAGGAATTAGTTCCGACTAAAAAGACAAGCACTAAAAAAGTAGAAGCCTAGTACAGTGACGCATCGACAGTATTTTAGGCCTCCTCGACATCTAATTAAAGAGTGGCCGGAAGTATTCGAAGATTTATATATGGATACTATGCCGGTCGCTTATGTCGATTTAATGATACTAGAATTCAATGATGGTCGTGTCTGGGAAATAAACATCAAAGAGCAACTCAATGATTCTAATCCAGACGATGTGGCTAAAAAACTCCTCAATACCTTATCCGAGTACAAGGATACAATCAAAAAAATAGATTTTAAAATTAATGTCGAACAACTTAAAAACGATATTAAGAATAGAACAGATAAGATATTTTAATTCTTTCTGGTATTTCCGTAATGAATAACTTTATACTTGTCTGACTTGTGTCCTCTCCACGGATCAACAACAATACTATCCTCCGTAAGATTAACATATAAATCTGGATGAGCAAGTAGAACAACTGCTCTAAAAGGATCTCCATTTCCAACATCAACGCTAGGATCTATGGTCATTGGCTGTCTTCCCTGTTCTGCACAATAGTGACCAACCAATAGACTGTAACTACCGTCCACATATGGAACACCTGGTTTGTATGCTATACCGTTCAGAAGAATTGGTAAATCATGTTCCTTAGATAATTCAACAAGTTTGTCAGCAATATTCTTGGCTTGCTTTTCACGTGCATTCATAACAGCATCAAACAAATCATAGCCAAGATTTAATTTGTCTGCCATGTAACGCAGTGCTATATTATCTCTTGGATGGCATCCGCCGCCATCTCCCATTCCTGCTTTCATGTATGCTGAACTTGTAATTCTTTTATCACAGTGCGATAGTGCTTCAGTAACTTTATCTACATTTATGTTACCTTGCTTTTCAGCAACATCCTGCATCATGTTTACCAACCCTATCTTGGTTGAAATAAATGTGTTGTAGAATACCTTAATACACTCGCATTCATCCCAAGTTCCAATTTCATACTTGGGGTTGTTTTCCATTATGGTTTGATAAAAACGCACAAGTTCAATTGCATCACCTGTAGCACTTCCGTCATCCGTTCCTATCATTACTATGTCCGGATTAACCATATCCCAGGCAACTGTGCCCATTGCTATAAGGTATGGATTGTAGACAAAGCGTGTATTGGTAACGTGCTGTATAAATTCTCTTCTAACGGTTCCTGGTAATACAGTTGAAATAAGAACAAGTAACTGATCCTTATTCATGTATTCATTTGCTTCCTTGAGAACACTATGAACGATATCATAGGAAAAATCTTTCGGTTCTAAATGTGCTGTGGGTGCCCTACCGTCATAAGCAGGATCGTGCGGTGTAGGTACT